CAACATCACACATAATATTATATTCTTTTGTATATTTTGTTGCAGTTGATGAATCAGAACCAGTAACATTTGCAAATGTTATTTTGTAAAGAACCTTTCTGCCATTAAATAATGCTTCACTTAAAACATTTCCAGATTGGTCAGTTTTAGAAAGCTGAATTTCATTCCACCAACCATAACCATATTTTTGAGGAACTTCAAAATCTGTCTTGACCATGCCACGTGCATTAGCATAAGAAGATAAGCCATAATTTTGCTTAATTCTGAAATCCTTATTATATAAGTCAGTCCATTTATATTTTATTTCATCAGATTTAACAATACTTGAAATCTTAATATCAATATCGACAGCTTTAGTATTATCGTTCTTATTATATAAATCAATAATTTCAGATTTATAAATCTTTCTGTCAGTAGCAAGTTTTTGATCAAGATATTCATATACTTTATTTTTCATACTTCTGGTATATTCTTCAATATCTGTCAATGGATCGACATAAACAGTTCCAACAACGTCAAAATATTGAACAAATGGAACCATCGGCATTAAAATACTATTGACTTCAATCTTATGTTTACAATTTTCATAGATAAGTCTTGCATTCTTTAGCCATTGTTCTGTTGCATCACCTCTGAAGATTTTGTTATAATAACCTTCATAAGAATAAAGCAATTTAATAAAGTCACAAATATGGTCAAGATAGCTACTACCATAAATTGTAACATCATTATTCTTTTCACTTGTATCAGTCAATAAGTTTCTTGGTTCCCAGTTACCGTTATTTTTTGCATACATGTGACCAAGAATACTATAGAAAATGTTATTCTGAATTAATTTATGAGTAATATCATTTCCAATTTTCTTTTGAATTTCATGTTGACCATAAACAAGTGCATTTTGTGCAACAATTGGACTGGTTAATGCTCTGAAATATGCAGTATAATCATCTTTTGTAACCAATTTACCACAAGATGAGAAATATGCAGGAGCATTAATCTTTATGCTGTTCTGGTTTTCAAAATATTCACCACCATAAATATCAGAATTAATAATAAACTGAACATTATTGGTAATATCAATAATAGTTCCGTCAACAGAAACGAAAATATTATTCGTATGCGACATAACAGAACCTTTGACACCAGTCATGTTACATGCTTTACCTTTAGAAGCAATATATTTTACGTAAATATTATCTTTAACAGATTTTAAACCAATATCGCAAATTTTCGGTTCTGTACTAAAACTCAATCTAACAGTTTTATCAGAATTAGTATCAATAAGACAAACTTTGAATTTATTGTCAAGCGGTTTATTTTGCGGCCAATTTACGACTTTATCGTTCAAATGAATTGCTTGAGTTTCAATTTCATAAGTATTGTCATGCTTAGAACCATCACCATTTGTATAAATCGAGAAAGCGTCATCTTCGTCTGCACCGATACCGACTTTACACCAGCTCTTTGTCTTATCATAGACATTATTATTGAAAGCATATGGATCACGTTTTCCATACCAGTCACAGAAATCAAGGTCATTTATATCATAGAACTGATTAATTTCACCAATTTTATCAAGATTCGCAGTTCCTAAGATTTCTATTGTTTTTCTTTCACCTTGGAAACACTTAATCGGAGTTGTATAGGTAGTATCATAATATGACATACCAGTCAACGGAATATAAGTTGCATTTTCTTTTGGAACAGAAAAATACAAATCTTTATACCAGTCATTAGATTGACCATTTATAATATCATCTCTTGTTAAAGTGTAGCTATAACCACTATCAAGGATATATTTGTTACCATTAAATGATAAATCCATTAAGTCTTGGCTGAATATGATTTCTGTTCCTTCCTTTAATGTAGATGGTAAAGGTCCTTTTAAACGGATTATCAATTCACATCTTGCTGGAATAGCTCTTCTAGGATTATAGCCGAGACTTTTTGCATGTTTAATGACACTAGAATCCAGTCTTGCAGTAGAAATAAAAGCTTCTTCAGCGGTTCTTTGCATATAAAAGTTTGTCATGTCCATACATGCGCAAAGCATTTCCTGGAACATACCATAAATTGTAGCAGAACCGATATTCTTAAATCGCGGGTCAGAATTTAATCTAGCTCGGAAATCTTGTAGGAGCTGTTCGTAAGTTACATTTAAATAATTCATGTGATTCTAAACCTTTTTAAACTTTTATATTATTTATAATCTTTAGAAGCCTTCTGAGAAATTTTTGAATCTTTTGCATTATAAATAATACAAATAACAAATAATCTTAGAAAGGAATAACAATGAATCTTAATTTTTTAAACCCATTTAGCTCTGAATTCTTAAAAACTTCTCCTGAACACAGTGAACAGCGTGCAATCGAAGCAGCACGTAATTCATACGGTAAAGGTGAAGACACAATTGACTGGAATGCTATTGCGGGCAGTTATGATAATAACGGCTATGTAGATCCAGCTACACCTTATGACCAAAATAATATTGTTTTTGAAACATTATTTACAAATAAATGGCAAAAAATTTCTTGGTATCGTTCTATGGCCATGTACCCATTGGTTGGTAAAGGCTTGAATATTATGGCAGACGAAGCAGTTTGTCCAGACGCACTTGGAAATGTTGCAATGTTCGATATTGAGGAACCATTCAAATCTAAATTTACTTCAACAGAATTTGCAGCATTGAAGATGGAATTTGATTATATTGTTGACTGTGTTATTGGTAAAGAAAATATTTGGGATTATTATTATAAATGGCTTGTTGATGCCGAACTTTTCTGGGAAATTTGTTTAAATGATGCAGGTGATAAAGTTGTTGGTATTAATACTTTAGCACCTTATGCAATGCTCGTAATTTATGACAAGGATTCTGATAATATTAATGGTTATATTGAAAACATTAATTATCTCAATCAGACACAAGATAAGACTTCCGAAATTAAGAAGTTCCTTCCTAACCAAGTTGCTTATGTCAGATATCCGTTAATTTGGACAAACAGAAATGATATTCGTGGTCACTTGGAACGTTCTATTAGACCTTTGAACCAGTTAAGAAATATTGAAGATGCTTTGACTGTTTATCGTATCACTCGTGCAACTGAACACCGTGTATTTAACATTTATACTGGTAGAATGCCGAGAACTGATGCTGCAGCTTATGTCCAGGAAATCAGAAATAAGTATCGTAAGAATTTGACTATTGATAATACTACTGGTATGGTCAATGCTGTTAAGAATACACAAGCAATGACTGAAGATTTCTTCTTCCAGAAGGATGACTCTGGTAACGGTTCTACAGTTGAAACTTTCCCATCTGGTTCTACTTTTGATGGTCAGCTTCAGGATGTTTGGATGTTCCAGAAGCAGGTTATGGACGGTATGTTTATTCCTCAGGCAAGATGGAAATCTGATGAAGTTGGCGGCGCTTCTTATAATCCTGGTATTGATCAGGCTAACCATGAAGAAGTTTCCTTCCAGAGAGTTAATAGAAGATTAAGAAGAAGATTTGCAGATATTATTAAGCAGGTTTATCTTGTTCACTTGAGAGTTCGTGGTTATAAGGAAAAATTCCTTGATAAGGCTTTGTATAATATCGATTTGCATCCAGCAACTGACTTTGAAAGAATGCGTGACTTGAACCTTGCTGAAAAACGTGGTTCTGTTATTGGTACTCTTTCTCAGTTCCTTCCAACTTCTACTAATATTAAGCCGGGTGCTGAAGAACTTGCTCCGATTTTCTCTAAGCAATTCTTTATGGAGAAGATTCTCGGTATGTCTACTCAGGATATTCTCTTGAATAATAAGATGCTTGAATCTGAAATCAAACAGATGAGAGAAGAAGCAGAAGCTGCTCAAGCAGAAGGTGGTCCAGCTCCTGATGCTGAAGGTGGTGGAAACGATTTCGGTTTCTAATAGAAAATTTAGAATATAAAAGAAAAACCGGTTTTAATGACCGGTTTTTTAAATTTTATGTATTTATCTATTAGGTGTAGATAACTTCGAAGTTAGAATAGCTGAATGTGCAAGATTTTGTAATCTTGGAATCACCATTCTGGTCGAGCGAAACACTACCAATAGTCTTTGGCCATACACGGTAAAGTCTCCACTTAACTGGAAGAAGATTCTTAAGAGTGGAATCATAAAGGAGAACTTCAACGTTTGCGCAGTACTGAGATGCAAAGTTAGAGAATGCACCACCAGTAATGTTGTTGGAAGAACCACCAATATCATCCTGGAAACCTTGGTTCATAAGAAGGTTAGACCAACGGTGTAATGCCTGAGAAATTGTTGTATCTTGGAATTCATCCCACTGAATTTCGAATGTTCCACTAATAGTTGCCTTACCAGGATAGTTAAGCTTTGTACCCATGTATTGAGTATCAAGTTCACCAAATTCCTTCTGTGGTAATGATGCTGTTCTTGCTTTGATCATTAAATCGTCAGAATCAAGAAGTACGGAAAGCGGAGATTCTGAGTCATATAAGAATCTAACCTGGAATAAATAAGCTTTTGCAATGTCTGGGAGGTTAGCAAGTTGACCCCAAACGCTCATGCTTGTATCAAATTTTTTTACTGCCATAATAGCATTTCTCCTTGAAATTTTAATATTCTTTATTATTTATAGAAAAAATATATAGAAATCAAAAATGTCAGTTTTTTGTAAAAAATCTAAAACTTTTTATAAATAATTATATAAACAAATCGTGAGTGAGTGAAAATAGAGTTTATTGACGTTCATTTAAGGTTTATTCAATTTATTAGGAGAAAAAATGGCAAAATATTCAACTCCGGGTATTAGATTTACAGAAATTGACAATACCATTCGTTCAGAAGCTGCTCCTGGAATGGGTATCGGCGCAATTGTTATGAAATCTAACAAAGGCCCAGTTAATCAGCGTGTTGTTACGCGTAATTATAATGAATTTACAGAAATTTTCGGCGAGCCAGAGACATTGACTGATTACGGTCACTTCGCTGCAGAAAATTATTTTGCAAATTCTACTCAAATGTATGCTGTTCGTGCAACTATGGGTGATGAACAGTATTCTCAAATTCAGTTTAGCTATGAAGGTGCACCAGTTACTGCGACTAACAAGTCTAAGGACACTGCAAAGTTTGTATATGTCGATAACCAGAGCGACAATACTTTGAAGCTTTTGTCTCCACTTTCTGCTGTTACTGAAGTTGAAAGCATGTCTGCTGATTGGCAGTTAGACAACGATGGTGTTTATGGTTATGCAATGAAACAGAATGCATACTATGGCACATTTGCTGATATTCTTTCTGAAACAGAAGACCTTATTGTTTATAAAGGTAAACAAAAGACTCCAGGTAACGAATCTTGGGAAGGTAATATCACAGAATATGGTGAACATGTTGTTTACCCACGTTATGTTGATTCTCAGGGTAAAAATCCAGTTCCAGAAACAAAGTTAATCTTTACAGATAAGGCATGGACAGCTGGTTCTGCAACTTCTGCAGAATGTGATATTAAGAAGAGAAATTCTCAATATTATGTAACTGTTAGTGTTCCTGCATCCGCAACTTTGAACAAGAAACAGGTTAATATTAATTTCTATGGTAACTATTCTGCAGTTTCTGCATGGGAAACTACTGGTGTTACTTATAGTAGTATTTTTAATGACCAAGTTTTCCAAGGTAATTTCTCAGGCGACTGGGCAAATACGTTATCTGCAGGTTATGGTTATGTTCCAGCACAGCGTATGGAAATTATGGATTGGGATGATCCAGAAATTAAAAAGACATTCTATGTCGATAGCACTTTCTCTGCAACAACCTCTGGTGTTAGTGGTTTAAAATATACAGAATTCTTTAGTGTTGACCCAACGTATGCACTTTTTGCAAATTGTCCAAAGATTGACTTTGATCCGACGAAAGCCGGTAAAGAAGCTATCATGACTTCTGCAGTTTCTGATATGTATTTAAGCACAACCACTGCTAAGTTGCCACAATATGGTAATGATGAAATTCCAGCTCGTTCTCCAAAGGACGTTATCATCGATATGCTTGATGCATATAGCTGCAATGATATTTCTGATATTAACGATTATACATACCTCAAGTATTATGATCCGACCCAGAATGCTATCATTGAAAAGATTGTTAAGGAAACACCAAAACAGTTAGCTGATGAAAAGCATCAAGAAAAGTATTTGTTCTGGTTATATGCTGGTAAGGGTGAAAATAAGCTTACAAAGGCTCCAGTTTACATCGCTGATGATACTGAAATGGTAAGTCTCCCAATCCAGAAGGGTTATTTCTATGATGATGGAACACAAGAAAAGACAGTCTTGAATAACATCGTTGCTCAACCATCTTCTTACATCTTCAATTCTGTCGATAAGACATATGCTGACGGTTATA